AAGATGATTGGTTAAATTCAGGAAGGTCTAGGTAGTTAAGATACCAATAATGACTAGCAACCGAGTCTTAACAGAGTTGCAACCTGAGCTTAGCCCATCATCACAGAACAAGATGGTTGGTTAAATGCAGTAGTAGCAAGTGCTCCGACATATATAGGATTAAGTATTACTTAGTGGGTTCGATTCCCCTGCACACCGTAAAAGGCTGTACTGGCAAGTAACTTTAGACTACTGCACTTAGCCCATCATCACAGTACATTGAGAATTAAAGCGAGGGTAGAGCAGACCAACATGTCCAGTTAACCTCACTGGGAGCTAGTCAACAGGCGCACTAGTAATTTAAAAAGGCCAGAGTGGTTATGACACTTTAACTCTATCCTCACCTTAGTCCTTAATGTATAGATGGTGTGTTCCTTCAAAGATGATGTGATATAATAGAAGCATGAAATTAGATGCAAAAACAATAGAACGGTTTATATCAAAAATAGAGAAAACTGATGATTGTTGGAATTGGAAGGGGGTAAAAAAAGACGGAAGTTATGGTTCTTTTTTCTACAAAGGGAAAGACGTACCCGCTCACAGATTCTCCTACGAATTTTTCACAAAAAGAACTATAGGTTTTGGACTTGTAATAGACCACCTATGCAGAAACACTAAGTGCGTAAACCCCAAACATTTAGAACCTGTCACTAATAGAGAAAATGTTTTAAGAGGCATTGCTCCCGCAGCTAAACATGCGGCAAAAACGCATTGTGAACATGGACACATCCTTGTGGGTAAAAATAACAAAGTTAGGTCACGTAAAGGTAGGGCATGGAGAGTCTGTAGGACGTGTAAAAACCTTACTCAACAAAGATATATGAAGAAAAAGATTGGTAGGGAAATTGGACCTCCTAGAGTAGTACACACCTAAAGAAAAGCACAGCATCACCTTAATAGATAAGAATAGCGTATATGACTAAAGACTTGTATGTAGTACATAATTTAAAATCTACTGGAATAGATGAGTACGGAAACTTTGCCATCTTAGAGATAGAAGTAAGCGCAGACACTAAAAAAACTACTAAAGAAATAAAGATATATTTAGGAGGGAGAACATGGTTCTCAAATACACATGAGGACTACGCATACTCTGTAAATGGAGGCGGTGGAAAAGTTATTTTATTAAATACCAAAGACTAACACCCTATGTCTACAATTCATGACAAAAGATATGAATGTCTTGTCTGCAAGGCAAGAATAGAAAGGATTTTACGCCTAGGGGTATCAGATTACAGCCCCAACGTACACGGAGAGGAATGGCGATGCCCTAATGGACACGCAACAGAAAAGGTAAGAATAATCTAACACCCTATGGACAAGCAACGCACACCAAAGAAAGTGTCTGACTCCCAAGCAATGAGAGGAGCCTTACACCTCTACCTCACCCAAGTAGCGAATGAAGCAAACAACAAAGGGCTAACCCTACAGGACATGGTGAAGGTAATTAAACACCTTGAGATACAACCTAGCTTACTGCTGCTGAAAGAAACATTTGCAAAACCATACATCGAAGCCGCCTTTAAGATTAAGTCAACAGAAAAGCTCACAGCAGACCAAGTAACTCAAACCTACAAAGCACTAGATAAAGTATTCTCTCTAGGATTCGACATAAGTTTCCCCTTCCCTAGTCGAGAAACACAGATGTTAGCAGAGGTAGGTAGTAATAAATATCAATAGTATGCAATACGAATTAGCTAAGAAGTTAAAGGATGCAGGGTTTCCGCAGGCAGACCCTAATCGGGCACTCAATGTAGGCACGTTCCAGTACGTAGGAGACAACAGCGATAAAGAAACATTATGCTACATACCAACCCTATCAGAGCTTATAGAAGCGTGTGGGCATTACTTTTATCAACTAACTAAAGAAGACGATGGAAGTTGGACATGTGCATCTATCAATGGGTACCCCAAAAGTGGATTCGGAGTGACAAATTCTCCCACACTAGAAGAAGCAGTAGCAAAACTTTGGCTAGCCCTTAACAAGAAATAATATGGAAATCACAAAATACACCCTAGAGCTAACAAGCAGTGAGATGTTTGACCTGGCATACTCTTTAGAGAAACAAATAGACGCAGACCTGTCACTCACCACACCCTTAAAAAGTGATGGAATATTTAACGACTTTGAAAGCGAACTAAAGGTACTACAAGAGTTTGTCAGCAGCTTTGGATATAAGCTGGATGTGCCCCAGAAGTCTGAACACGGGTACTTGCATGAAAGTAAAATTAAATACTACGACTGCACAGAAGACTGGTTAAAAGCATTACTAAAGCAAAGACGGAAAGAGTTAGAGCGTGCTAAAATAAAGGAATGAAAAAGAAGAAACCAACAGAAAAGATGTACATCGTAAGAAAGTACATAATGGCAAAAGACATCAAGGCTTGCATGAGAAAAGAAAAAACCCACACACCCGATGAAATTAACTTTAGCTCTGATTGGATGGAGAATGGTAATGTGCACTTAGTCGAAGCAATTGGTTTCCACCAAGATGCACCCGAAGAAGATGAATATGAAGAGTAGCGGCTTTCGACAACAATCTAAAAAGGAAATACAAGAAAAGCGGGATAAAACCAAAGCCCGTAGAATCGCTAGCCTGAAAGAAAAACAGGCAAATCGAGTCAGTAAGCCTAAAGCTAACAAAAAGAGCGTGGGAGGGCAAAACAAGCCTCTGAGGGCACGTTCTAAGCTACCTACGGTCAAGACAATGCGTAACAAGTGCGACAAGTTACTGACCCCAATAATCAAGGTAATGCACCCCTACTGCTTTCTAGGTGCATCGCAGAACTGTCAAAGTGTCACACAAGTGGCACACCACCACGTTTTAAAGTCACAGTGTACGAACCTACGCTACGACATAGACAACCTAATCCCTCTCTGCAGCCCTTGTCACATGATGCTACACAGCCACGAGACATACTGGTCATCGGTAATAGTAGAGCAGAAAGGCATGGGATGGTGGCTACCTTTAAAAGCGAAAAAGCCAATCATGGTAAAAGCAGACGTACACTTTTACATAGAGAACTACGAGCGGCTTAGTAAGATACTGGAAGATTTAAAACGGGGATAACCTAACTACCAATAAAACCCCCAGAGGTGTATAGTGAGGACATGACAGAAATAGAAACAACAATTAACGACGCTATAGAGGGAGGGTGGAACAATGACATGCTAAAAGTCGGAGATGTGAAAATAATTAAACCAAGCATAGATTCTTCACAGGACACATTAAACGAACTACTACTCACACTGGTTGACGCGGTTAATGAGTTGAACGGGCACACCCCAGTCAAACCAGAGAAGACGTTGGAGGAGAAGTTTCTTGAATGGCGCGAAACTGATGGGTTTTTACTACCTTTAGACGAACTACTAAAAGACCTCGCCCAAATCGCAGAGGAGCATTATAAGGATAAGCAGGATTAGAATATGGATTTCTTTGTAATCGGAACATGGTTTAACACATTAATTATCGCAGTGTATTTAATAACCTTTGGAACCTGATGGTGGAACTAGACAGTGGATAGCATTCAAGCGTTTCAGGAATACGTTACGTGATTACTTATCAGTCCTAGACAACACCCCACCCGATAAGGTATAATATAAGGGCTGGTAACTCTTAAAGTCTCCGCCAGCATCCCCCTTATGGTAAGCACCTAGTAGTGAGATGTTTCTTATTTATCTTTTCTGTCTATCTGTATTGAATCATACCAATACACCGACTCACTACAACGCAGACGTTCGATTCGTCTATAGGGGACAATATAACGTGGTACAATAAAACCAATGCAAGTAAAATCACTTAAACTAACGGTACAAGATGTAAGCACAAAAGACGCTTTTAATATCGCAGCAGTACTGGGAACCCTAGTAATTGATACTGGTAAGACAGTAGCTAATCCAGCGACACTTAAGCCAGAGCCAGAGTTAGAGGAAATTAACTTCACCACCGCTTTAAATAACAACGAAGCTCTAAAGAATTGCATCCAATCACTAATTATCGAAGCCCTAACACTGAAGAAGCTAAAGATTTCCAAAGAATCAGGCACACTAGCCCACACACTAGAGAGCTACGGAGTAGAAACCAAGCCCAAGAAGGGAAAAAGAGTCTCCAAGACCCGTAATAAGAAGTAATGAAGATACCTAAAAGCAAGCGAGCCGTCCTAGATACTAGAAAAGCCCCAACCCAGGCAGCTAAAAAGGTACTAGCGATAGATTTTGACGGAGTAATACACGACTATAAGAACCCATTACCCAATAGGAGAATGGGACAGCCACTACCAGGAGCAAAAGAGAGTCTCAAAAGATACCGAGAAGCTGGCTATGCCGTCATCGTTCACTCAGTTCGAGGAGGACAACCAGAACACATAGCTGAGTTCATGGACTACTACGGCTTGACATATGATACAATTACTAACATAAAGCCCAATGCTGATTACTACATAGACGACAAAGCAATCAGATTCAGCAACTGGGATGATGTAAATACTATTATATATGGCTAGTGAAAACGCTAAGAGAGCTGCCACGAAAGTTGTGGAAAGCCTAGGAACAGGCAAAAAGGTGAACATGGGAAAGATATTAAGGGAAGTTGGCTATTCTGATAACACATCAGGCAACCCCCAAGAGGTGACGGGCACTAAATCATATCAATCAGTTGTGATGCCTTTTTTAGAGAAGCTAGAAGCCGAACGGAATAGAATTCTAATGGAAATATCCACCAAAGACCTAGACAACGAACGTCACACTGACTTAGTACGCTCACTAGATACTCTAACTAAGAACGTACAGCTATTAAGCGGAAAGGAAACCGAACGAGCAGGGGTAAACATCAATGTAATTAACTATGGTGACAGTCCCACATAAGTTCCAGCCACGTAACTACCAGCTACCACTGTATAAAGCGATGGATAACGGTATCCTTCGTGCCTTTATAATCCACCATAGACGAGCGGGTAAAGATAAAACCTGTTTCAACTACTTGGTAAAGCGAGCATTAGGGAGAGTTGGCACATACTTCTACTTCTTACCAGAGTACACACAGGCCCGTAAGGTTATCTGGGACAACATAGACATAGACGGATTCCGCATGCTTGACCATATTCCAAAAGAGATAATCGCTAAGACAAACGAGTCTACTTTGAAGGTTACGCTAGTCAATGGTTCAATCATTCAACTGATCGGAGCCGATACTTTTGATAAGAGTGGAGTCGGTACGAACCCGATTGGCGTAGTATTCAGTGAGTACCCTATTACTAGAGCTGATATATGGAGTTTTATACGCCCTATTCTTTTAGTAAACAAGGGCTGGGCTATCTTTAATGGTACTCCACGTGGTCAAAACCACGCCTATGAGCTGTATGAGATGGCTAGAAACAACCCAGAGTGGTTCACAGAGGTACTAACTATCACTGATACAGGCGTATTAACCGAGGAAGACATCGAAAGAGAACGTCAAGAGGGTATGCCGGAGGACATGATTCAGCAGGAGTACTACTGCAAGTTCATTGCTAACGCTACTAACTTCTTTAAGAACATTAACGATGTATGTATTACCCAGCCAGTGGAAGCGAACCCACTGCGCTTTTATCGCATGGGAGTAGACCTTGCCAAGTACCAAGACTTTACCGTGATTTCAATCATAGACGCACACACGCACGAACAAGTCTTCCTGGAACGCTTCAATCACATGGACTGGAACATTCAGAAGTCCAAGATAGAAGCTATCTATCATAAGTTTAATCGACCTGCTGGTTTTATTGACGCAACTGGAGTGGGAGACCCTGTAGTAGAAGACTTGAACCAAAGAGGTATCATGCTAGAACCATTCAAGTTCACTGAGCAGAGTCGTAAAGACATACTAAACAACCTATCAATCAAACTAGACCAGCGTAAGGTGGCTTTATTGGACGATGAGGTACTTAAAAAGGAACTATCATACTTCCAATACGAGCTAGTCGGTACTAAGTTAAAGGTAAAAGCCCCAGACCATCTTCATGACGACACAGTTATGGGAACAGCCTTATCAGTCTGGGAGCTACCAAGCCAACCACTACGCCTGAACAGGTCAACTATGCAAGCTCAAGCCGGTGGTCTCATTCAGGAGTTCGGCATTTAAGCGTGGTATAATAATACTTATCAACACCCCCCTATGGACAATTCAACTTTAATCAATCAGCACCAACAGGAGAAAGACCAATCTATCCAGTTTAAGAAGCGACGATTTGACCAGTGGAACGAGAACTACACCCTGTACCGAGACAAGGTAGCTACCAATAGACTCACCCAACGGCAAGCAGTTAACATCCCTATTATTCGTGATACTGTCCAAAACTGGATTAGTGAAATAGACGAAGCTCCTCAGCTAGAGTTTGAGACCAGAGGTAGTGGCAACCGTGACTTAGACGGTGAGGTTGTTCTTAACGAACTATGGCAACACACCTACGACACGCAGAGCCTAGACATCATTGATAACTTAGAGAAGAAGATAGTCGGAATACAGGGTAGAGGATTCAAGTACTGGTACATGAAGGATAACCGTATCAAATGTGCGGTAGTAGACCCCTACGACATCGACATTGACCCTCAGACCAACCCACTAGACATCAACACGGCTCGATACTTCAACCATAAGAACATCTTCATACCGCTACGAGCTATCCTGGCGAACAAGTCATACACTAAGGAAGGTAAGGATGCGCTTAAGGTCTACCTGGACAGCAAGCAAGGACTCTTAGAAGCTAACCGGAGTGACGAGGAAGCCCAGAGTAGACGACAACGACTAGAGGACCTGGGAGTAACCAACTATGACGATTACAAAGCCTCAGACGTACAAGTAGAGCTAAACCGTAGCCATAAACTTATTTGGGATAAGACAGAGAACCGTTTTGTACGGCATCTTATTGTTATTGCCCTGGATTCAGTAGTCTTATACAACAAGCCACTAAAGGAAGCGATTGGTATTGACTACCTACCGTATGCAACATGGGCATCAGACCCAGACCTGAATGATATTTGGAGTGACGCTATCGCTGACAACGTACGGCAAATGAACAAGGTAGTGAACATGTACTTCTCTCAAGACCTAGAGAACCGAGCGTACCGTAATTTTGGTATGTACTTCTTCAACACAATGAACGGAACCTTTACCCCACAAGCCTTTGAGGCTCGACCGTTTGGTATGTATGGTGTACCTGGCAATCCGTCAGAGGTGATCCAGCAGATGCAAATCCAACCGCTGGGAGACACTACTGGTCAAATTGACTACATAAAGAACATGATTCAATCCTCAGTAGCCCAAACACCGACTGAACGAGGACTACAAGACAAAGCTATGGCAACTCTTGGAGAGGTAGAGCTATCATTCCAACAGTCAGACCAACGACAGCAGGTAGTAGCCAAGCAATACCGTCAGTCATGGGAGCAAAGTGGGCAGATATTCTACGACCTACTAGACTCAAACTCACGTGGACGCATCAAGCTATACAAGAAGGCCGCTGATGGGAAGTTCCAATCTAAAGAAGTGGGGAGAGATGACTGGTACAACCCCCAGGGCTATGAAGTGCGAGTAGTACTCCAGTCTGAGAAGTCAGCCAACGATGATATGGACTTAAAGAAGAACGCCTACATCAAGAACTCATTCTTAGACAACCCAGTAGCACTCAAGATTGCCAAGCGAAAAGAACTTGAACTGATTGGCTGGTCTCCAGCTGAGATAGAGGAAGTCATCCAGTTTGAAGAGAACAAAGGACAGCCGCAAGGGATGGGCGCACCAGTAGAGGAAGGAGCAAGTGAACAGCCACAACCAGCACAGCAGTCAGCACAGCAACCGGCACAACTACCAGTTAACACCCCACAATAATGTCTATACTAACCGATTATCTACAGAAAATAGGAGTCAAGTCAGTCGATGAGTTGAACAGTGAAGAGAAGTCTACCTACGCTGAATGGGAAAAGACCCTCAGTGGTAGGCAGTTAACCGAGGCAGACGTGCGTACTTTCCTCGACCAAGAGGTAGAACAGGCTATCAAAAGCCTTACTACTAAGAGTCTAGGCGAACGTGACGACTTATTTCTTAAGATGAAGATAGAGTTTACACAGAGCCTGTGTTCATTCCTTGACTCACCAACCAAAGAGAAAGAGATGATTGCTAATATTATCAATAACAAAAACTAACGGATAAAAAATATTAAATTATGATGGAATTCGAAGGCTCCGGCCCAAAGGTAGTCACCATTGAAGAGATTGTCAGTAAATCCGCATGGGACTCACAAGACGTAGAGTTTCTAGTTGAGCATGAACACTTGCTCGATGAAGACACCCTGGAACGTCTTGGTATCACTGAACCAGAGCCACTGACCTCAGCAGAAGTACAGAAAGCTACTGCTGCCATGAAGAAAACTAAGCGACCAGCAGCGAAGGATACCAAATAAATGTGTTATAATTAACTATAAGACCAAACCCTCCTTAGCAGGACGGTCAAAAATACTATATGAACAATCCAAACTCATTCGACGAGGAAACACAGGACGCAACAGCTAACCCTGAGACCCCACAAGAAGGAACGGAACAGACGGAAACTGGTGAAACCCCTGACGCACAGGTTACAGACTACGAGCAGAAATTCAAAGACAGTGCCAGAGAAGCCCAGCGACTCTACGAAGAGAACAAATCACTACGAGAGTTTCAATCAGCTCAGACAAATGTAAAAAGCGCAGAAGTTATTACCCAACCAGAAGAAGAAGCCCTTTTCGAAGGATTCTCAGACTTAGATGAAGACGCACAAGCCAACTTGCTTAAGTGGTCACAGACTATCTCCAAGAAAGCCAAGGATGAGATACTGCAAGACCCAGCCATCGCCTTCTCCCGCCAGGCTTATAGTAAAAGTAAGTGGGACACCGCATTTCAGGAAGCTACACAAGTCCTCCCTGAACTAGCCGACCACAAAGATTACTTTCAAAGCACCTACTACAACGCGAGTAACGTCCCAGATAACATCAAAGACATCATCGTTGACTTAGGAAAGAGCTACCTATACGACAAAGCCAAAGAGATTGGAGCAGAAGAGGAACGGAAGAAGACTTCACGTGTCGACCTAGAGGACGTAACCGGCGGTGATAAAACACCAGTTCAGGCACGCTCACTCGCAGATTGGACACGTATGTCTCAAGAAAACCCAACCAAGTTCGCTAATATGTCTAAAGAATTTAACGCTGACCTAAAAAAAGGAATCAATTAAACCTTCTGGATTATAAAATCCAAAAATGTCACAATCATTAGCAGCTAATACTCCAATAGTATTTAGCCTTAAACTAGTAGAAACTCTCTACAACGAGACAATCTACCAGAACATCACCAACACAAAGTACGAAGGTGAAATCAAGAACATGGGAGACCGAGTTCGAGTTCGTACAGCAGCTAAAATCAGTCTTTCTTCATACACAAAGGGAATGACATTGGTTGCACAAGACCTAAACCCAACCTCAGAAGACCTAGTTATCGACCAAGCTGACTACTTCAAGTTTGTTGTAGACGACATTGACAAGCTACAAAACGATGTAGACACAATGTCAGAATACGCATCAAACGCACGAATGGACATGTCAGAACTTATCGACACTGAACTTCTAGAGTACGGACGACGTAACGCATCAGGAGCAAACGTAGTTGGAACAAATTACTCAACTGGATCAGTAGCAGTAGCAGCAACTACCGGAGCAGTAACAGGTACAGGAACTACTTTCACCGCAGCAATGGTAGGAGGTTACTTCACAGCAGACGCTGGAGCAACTTACCAAATCGTTACAGCGTACGCATCAGCAACTTCAATCACAATTAAAGACGTTGGAGCAGAAAGTGAGTACACAGGTGGAGCAGTATCAAGTGGTACTTCTTACACAATCGCAGGAGCTACAGCAGTTGCTTTGACTAAGAGCAACGTATACCAGTACATGGTACAACTCGGTACAGTACTAAACGCATCACTTACACCACGTAAGGAACGACGTTTCCTAGTTGTTAACTCAGCAATGGAAGGTATCATGCGACAAGCACCAGAGTTTATCCCAGCAGTAGACGTAGCGTACGAAGAGGTAGTAAAGGAAGGGTTTGTAGGCCGATTCGCAAACTTTGACATCTACTTCTCAGAGCTAGTAGCAGGTAACAACACAACTGGTTACTTCTTCCTAGCTGGTACGAAGGAATTCATGGCTTTTGCAGCACAGATTATGAAGGTTTCTATCATCTCAAGTGAGACTGACCCGAACTCATTCGTATCTACCTGTAAAGGACTACTTGTCCGAGGATACAAAGTATTCGAAGGCAACCGTGGACGAGGAGCTGTTCTCCGAGCAACAATCTCATAATCCCACAAGCCCACTCTCTAATGAGGGTGGGCTTATTGGGCTTAAGACATTCATATGACAACAAACCAAATACAAACCATCATAAGACGAAAGATACTGGAAGCAACGACAGACGTTATTCCTGACAATATCCTTCTCATCTACACCAACGAGGCGTACAAAGACGTATGGAAGCGTCTGTTTACTGCTACTGATATAGACACTACTATCATCACCCTTACTGCTGGGGTGGGGACACTCCCTAGTACCTTTGGAACAGCCCACGGTGAAGCGGTAGGAAATGACGGTAACTTATACACCGAGGTATCAATCAATGACTTTGTTAAAGAGACTATCCCCTACGCCTACACGATTGAGGATGGGGAGATTAAGTGTAGTGACACCACCGTAGCAAACCTGACAATGAAGTACTGGCCAAAACCAGACGAGCTAGTCAGTGGGTCTACACCATCTATCAACGAATACTTCCACGAACCTATCATCTATGGAGCGATGACTCGTGCGTACGAAGACCTGCAAGACGAGGAACTCTCAGCCTTCTACAAGAATAAGTTTGCCACTGAACTGGGTGAACGAATGGCAGCACAGTCAGTCTACGAAGAAACGAACCAGAAAGGAGCTGTAATGTTTACCCACCAAAACTTGATTATTTAGTATGCCAATCAAAAAGCAACCATTCACCATCATCAAAGACGAGCTGGCAAAGGCTGTTGACGTAGATGACAACCGAGGACGGACTGTCCCGATTAACATGAACTTCATTGAGGAAGGGTATTTAACTAAAGACACTGGTTGTGAGTTGTTTGGAGCTGAAAGTGCATCATTGTTTCACTCGCTATTTAACTACAAGAAAAAGGACGGCACAAACTATATCCTGGGAGCGACAGGTAAACACCTACAGCGATACAACACCACTACTAACCTATGGGAGAACTTGCGTGGGGGAACGTCTACTATCACTATCGCCACCCCGGCCGTAGTAACTCAGACAGCTCATAGCTTTGTATCTACTACACCTATCGTATTCAGCACTACCGGCGCACTACCGACAGGTATCACCGCTGGCACCACCTACTTCGTTATCGCTGCTGGACTCACCGCCAACGCTTTTCAGTTCTCCGAGACAGTAGGAGGAAGCGCAGTTGATACTTCCGGTACACAATCAGGCGTACACACTGTCACAGCAGCGTACACAGAGGACGCAGAGTTCGCTTACTTGGTGTATGACGATGATTTATACCTCAGTAACGCGAACGAGCCGTATACTAAGTTTGACGGTACTACCTTTACTGAGTACGCAAGCGCGCCAAAGGGTAACATCTTAGAGATATTTGAAGATAGACTATTTGTATCAGGTGTAACAGCCGAGCCACTAACTACCTACTACTCAAACGTAGGAGACCCCACTACTTTCAGCGGCACAGACATAATCAAACCTACAGGCACAGACAAAATCACCGGCACAGTTAACTACTTTGGCTCTTTATTGATATTCAAACAAGAGAGCATCTGGAAACTGACCTTTATTTACGACCAAATTGTAGATTTGTTCGTACCGAAGCTAGAGATTCAAAACGGACAGTACGGAGCGTGTGGGAAAGACGCTATCTCATGGGTAGAGAACGACATCTGGTTCTTCACAGGGCTAGAAGTGCGCTCTATTGGGTACAAAGACCAGCAAATAGGGGTACTTGGAGTCAATACATCAGTCATTTCAGAGGATATTAAGGAGACACTAGCTTATATTAAAGTAGCAGACTACTCACAGATAGTTACTTTCTACTACAACAGACGGTTCTATATGGCTATTCCCCTAGTTGAAGACACAAACGATGTGACTTTTGTCTGTCACCTACTTCACGGCAACGCATGGACTAAGAATACCAACCGTATCAAAGCCAAAAGCTCAGACTACATGGAGATTGACGGGGTAATATACAGTGCCAAGTCATCAGCACCCTTTGGTGTACTCAAGTGGACAGAATCACTAAACGATAATGGGGTAGCTATCCCTTCATCAGTGCGCTTTGAGCGGGTAGAGGACGATGACTTCTCACGTTTCAACGTCTACCGCTACCTAGACCTAATGTTCAAAGACCTACTGGCTCGCGTGACAGTCACTGTTTACTCAGACGCAAACGACATACGTAACACTAAAGCTAAAATCTTCTTTGTTGGCAACCCAGTAGAGAATGAAGAGAACGCTCTCCCCGAAGTACCAATCGGTGACATGCTTATCGCAGACTCCTTTGGTCGAGTGGTGGCAAACTCACCCTTTACTAAACGTAGAGTATCTTTCCTCTCTAAGGCTCAGTCAATCAGTATCGAGCTGAGTAACGATAAATTAAGTGAGACCTTTACCATCTCACAATTCGCTCTATCTGGTCACAAAAGCCCACGCAAGCTGACTAAATCCAGTAGTGTTATTAGCATGAATTAAAATGGTATAATTAACAATATATATATGGCTATCTCAACCCTTCAGAACTTTTATAAAGAAACCGTAGCAGTCGATTGCACAACCGGAGCGACTAACATCTACGTATCAACTAAACCAACACCGATTAACGGCTACTTGGTTATTTCCCCAGGGAGTGAATCCCTACGTGAGATTATTAAATACACAGGCACAGGCACAGACGGTACAGGAGACTACGTAACCATCGCTCTAGCCGGTGACAGAGGACTCGGAGGGACTACTGACCAAGCTCACATCGCAGGTGAGGCTGTTCGAATGAACTACACCGCAGAACACCAGCAAGAGATTGACGATACGATTAACGCTATTGTATCTGCCGGTGCGCCTAACGCCAGTACAACGGTAAAGGGTATCTCAAAGCTATCAGCGGCTCCAGCAGACGCAGCAGAGCCAATTGCGGTGGGTACTAACGATACTAGAATGAACGCAGGAGCTGGAGTAACAGCGACTCAAGCACAATTTATTGCGGCCACTACGGGTATGATTTCTATGTACGCTGGTGCAGCAGCCCCTACAGGTTTCCTACTTTGTGATGGTGCCGCCGTATCGAGAACTACTTACGCTGACCTTTTTGCTGTAACTAGCACATCATATGGTGTGGGTGACGGCTCAACTACGTTTAACGTACCAGACTTACGTTCATCTTTCCCAGTAGGTGCAGGACAAAAACAAGAATCAATTACAGTAGATGCGGCATCAATAGAAATTGGGTCTGACTTAGGTGATATTACAAGCGGTCACCGTGAAGATGGCTGGATTCGAATTGATGGTGCTGCCTCTGGAATCGCAAACGGTGTAGGATTTACTCCTGCATCAACATTAAATGGGCTAGATAGTGGCACAACATACTATTTACGAGACGCTGGCAGTACATTTAGTTTATTTGCAACAGGTCTAGATGCTATCGCAAGTAAAAATCAAATAAATGTAATTAGTTCTGATTTTAACGGAACCTCAGTCTCCGCTATCAAAAACGATGCAGTGATTACTGTTGCAGCTCTTAGTCAAAACATCATAACAGGTACAAAAGTTACTATTAGTACTGACGATACTTTACCCACTGGACTAAGTGCGGGTGATTACTTTGTTATAAAACTTACATCAACAACTATTCGATTGGCGAGTAGTTACAAAGAAGCAATGGCTGGTCATTCATTGGCTCTTGTAAATGCAGGGGCAGGAACAATGACAATGATTTTTCAACTAACTGACCGATTACTTGGAGATAGTGGGGGAGAAGAAGAGAATACACTTCTTATTTCTCAAATGCCCACTCACACACATGGTTCAAATATAAATCAATCTGGTGGTGACTTTGACAGTTCTGGTTCGGGTAGTGATAATGCTTCTCGAAGAGACACAGATGCCACAGGAGGCGACACCCCCCACAACAACATGCCACCGTTCGTAGTTATTAACTACATAATAAAGACATAACATGGCAGGACTTACTAAAAAACAACTAGACCAACTAAAGGGACTCGATGGAATCGACAAAGACCTATTAGATGGGTATGAAGCATCGAACTCAACGCTCCCAGCAGGACTCAACGCCGCTCAAATAGGTGGAGCTTCTGGTGTGGGCTTTGAAACCCCTGAAGACCAAGCCATTATTTCAGACCAAGTGAGTGCTGTTACTGAGGATGGTGGCTCTAAGTCTCAGACAGGTAACGCTATCCCTACGCTAAATAGCGCACAAGCTCAATCTCTAGGCCGTTCAATGGGTCTAGAGGGTATTATCGACCCATCACAGTTCTCAGGACTCACCTATGGTGAGGCTGCTTCACGAGCCAGAGCAGAGAAACAGAAGCGAACAGGGCAACTCTCAGAGAACACCTCATACGCCTTTAACCCCCAAACGCTCACCGGACTCAAGAAGACTATCGACAGAGTAGGTCTAGGGCTAACTGATATTCAAAACTCATCATGGGACAGTAACGGTACTAAGCAAGACAAAACCAGAGCTACCCTCGAAGCCGGAGCCAAAGACATCGCTGGCCTATTCTCTTCTCAAGAGGAAATGAACCAAGCTATGCAAACCAACCCCCAACTGCAACAACTCATGCAGTCTTTTCAGAATTATGGCGGGGACGTGGCCAACGTAGCGAGTAAGATTAGCGAACCAGTAGCAGGGACAGAGCAAAATATTCAATCAACTGGTGACTACTTAGCTGGTATCACTAACCCAATGGCGAACAAACAAGCTGAGGAACAGGCTCTCAACGACCTTATCCCAGAGAAAGCGGTCTACCAAGAGGAAATCATGCGTCAAGCGTCTATCCCGCAAGACCTAGTAGACCTATATTTTGGTACAGAACAGCAAGTGGGTATTGTAGAAATGAAGAAGAAGCAAGCGATTGAAGAGAAGCGTATCTTAGAGGAACGAGAAAAAGATGCCAACCAATCACTCAAAGCTCAGGCTGACACAGCCATTGCTAAGAACAAAGCTGAGCAGAAAATCCAAACAGCCAAGGTAGAAGAGAACCGTCTAGCAGCTAAAAATTACATGACAGGTAAGCTGGCTAAGCTAGGGGCATTAAAAACCACTGGTGCGGCTCCTGCGGCCTTACAGACCCTAGAGACCAAGTACCAGAATCAAGCCCAACAGCTTGAAATACAATACAAGTTCGCTACTCGTACTATCGAGAACAGTCTCAATGACGAACTAAACAACATCGAGAACAACACAGACGAAGCTATCCTTAAGCTAGAACAAGACCTCACTAAAGACTACGAGGACATCACTAAGGAAGTGAACAAAGCCCAGCAATCAGCGCAGAAAGAAATCTTCCGAATCAAGGAACGATACTCTAAAGACCTACAATCCCGAACGAACAAACACACAGCCGACCTTAAGAAAGAAGCTGAAGCGTTCGCTAAGCAGTTCCTTAAGACAGCCAGTGGTGGACTTGATGTAAATGCATTAGGTCGAGCCGTGGGTGGTGGCTCTGGTCTATTCACACTAGGAGAAACGGAAGGTGGCACGCTCGGACGAAATAGCAAGAAGACAGCCCTAGGCACTTCGTACTCAAAGGTAAAACAGGACCTAAAGGCAAACCTACCCAACGCAATCTCCACTAAAATCATCTCAGAACTAACCGATGAGCAAATGGCTCTGTTTACAGACGACTACTTAGATGAACGAGTGAATAAACAACAGTCATTCAACCCGAATACATTCTACGAAGAATGGAAAAAGGCGAACGGTATAAAACAAGACTCAGACGAAGAAGAAGACTTTAACGTATTTTAAGTAGCCCACTATGAAAGACTGGAATAGAATCTTCACCCCAAGTATCAAAGCCATCTTAGACGGTGGAAAAAGAAACCTGCCACCCCAGCCGGTGAAGTTTGGTATGCCTAAAGCACCTACTCTACCGCAGCCTGTTCTACCCCAGACAGCGAATACTACCCAACAAGCACAAACACAGCCCGTACCATTTACACCAACTCCAAACCAAACGCCAGCTCCCAATCAAACAAGGATACCAGCATACAAACCAACTCAAGCCGATATTATCGCTAAAGGTGGTTCTATTACTGCACCAAGAGTAAACCCCTTACTCAACACAAGCTTTAATGATGCTAAGAAACTAGGGCAAGGGCGGGAGTGGATGGTGTCACAGCAACAAAGCCGTAATGAAGACCGTCAAGCAAAGCTCCGAGAAAAACTGGGAGGGCTTGCGCCATTTCTTGTAGGTACAGGTAGAGCAGAGCAGCCAAACCAACAGAAGGGTTTCACTGGTGTATTAGAGTCTATGGGGTCTGTAGCGCGTGAAAAGGGCGTGCCAGGGCTTTTAACTGAAGGATTTAACTCATTGCTCAACCCGACTCAAGAAGACGCTAACAGGCGTATATTTGAATACCGAGACAAACTTATTGAAGCGGGGACAGACCCAGAGTTAGCGATTGACAAAGCGATTAGAAACCTAGCTA